TGTAATCCGCAATGGCTGCATTAATAGCGGCCTCTTTGCGATCCTCGATTAACTGCTCGCGAGCCTTTCTATTGTCCTCGTTCACTTGCCGCCTGTCGGTGCTGCGTTGATACGCTGGCCCGAAACCCTGTGCTACTCCTGCCCAAAAATCAGCCATAATTATTTATCCTCCAAACCAGTTAAATGGGTTTAATCTGCTACTCCCGATTTTATCTGCACCTGACGCTGTTCCTGCCCATGCGCCTCCGACTGTGCCAACCAGACTTCCAAACCCACTCGGTTGCGCTGCTGCCTGTGCTTGTTGACCCCAGATGTTAGCTTGATTGCCAAAGATGTTACCCTGCAAGCTCTGTTGGCCCTGCAACAATGTCTGTGCGCTGGTCGGTTGGTATTGTATTGGGTTAAAGTTAGATTGAGCTTGAGCTTGCGCCCCACTTAATCCCCCAAACTGCGTGCTAACCGGAGCAAGCCCGCTAAAGCTCTGTAGGTTAGCCATTTGCTGCTGCTGCATCTGTTGCTCTGTTGCAGTCCTCTGCATTGCGTTGGCAAAGGATTGCTGGCGAGCTTGGTTGCGTTGTGCGATTGCAGCTTGCTCTTTCGCAAAGTCAGCTTCCTGCGCTTGGTTTCTTTGACCGACTGCCTGTGCTTGCATCCCGAACCCTGCGGTTCTCGCATTCTGTTGCTGCTGTAAACCCTGCAATAAACTCTGAAACTCGCTCTCCTCGGCTTGATTGCGTTGAGCCATCGCCCCCAACTGATCCGCTCTCTCCCGCAACTGTTGTTGCGTGTCAAATTCCTGCTGTTGAACCCCTGTCGTAAACTGCTGTTGTCGAGTTTGATTAACTTGAGCCAAGGTAGTCTGCAAGTTATTGAACTCCGCCTCCTGCGCTTGGTTGCGTTGACCAATTGCAGCCAGTTCATCTGCTCTCTCCTGCATCTGCGCGGCATTATCAAACCCTGCCGCTTGCACATCTGCACCAAGTTGGGCTTCTCTGACTTGATTGATTTGGGCTAGGGAGGATTGCAGGTTCTGGAACTCCTGCTGCTGGGCTGTGTTGCGTTGCCCTAAAGCTGCCAGCTCGTCAGCTCTTTCCTGCATCGCTGCTTGATTGCGTTGGTCAGCTCTCTGCGCTTCAAGCCCGTACTCCGTTGTTCCTGCAAGGTTGCGTTGCTGCAATGATTGTAACGCAGCTTGATACTCGCGCTCCTCTGCTTGATTACGTTGGCCGATAGCACCTAAAGCGTCGGCTCTTTCCTGTAAGGCAGCTTGGTTCTGCTGGGCTTGTCGTTGAGCTTCAAAGCCGTACTCCCCTTGGCTTGCGAGGTTGCGTTGTTGTATGGCTGAAAGTGCAGCTTGATATTCTCTCTCTTCTGCGACATTCCGTTGGCTTAATGCTCCGAGTTGGTCAGCGCGTTGTGCGAGTTCAGCAGATTGTGCGCTCTGGACTCGTTGCGCTTCCATTCCATAACCCGCCTGTCGCGCTTGGTTGATCTGACTAATCTCTCTAGTTAGATTGTCGTACTCTGCCTGTTGAGCCTGATTGCGTTGCCCCAGCGCAGCCAAGGCATCAGCGCGTTCCTGCAAGGCTGCAACATTGCGCTGCCCAAGAGCCGTCTGTCCCATACCGAACTCTGCTTGTTCCGCTCCTGTTCTCTGCTGGATGCCCGTTAGACGGTTGGCTAGATTCTGCTGGGCTAATCGGGATTCATAGTCTCCGGCAGTTTGGCCGGAGGAAAGGAACCCAATCAAGTCCGACAAGGCTTGTCGTTGCCCTGCGTCCTCCGCTTGCCGCACTGCCCTCGACTCCTCAATAACCGCTCCGCCTCCAAAGATGTTTCCGGTTGCAGCCGCTCTGCCTCGCGCAACCCTTCTGGCTTCATCAGCCATAAGCTGTGAGGTTCTCCCTTCCTGTGCGCGATCAATAAACTGCTCTTCAGCGTACCTTCTTCCGGCTAGGGAAGTGGGGTCAGCCAGTATCTCTGGAATGTTGTCCAGCCTTTCAAGGCTGGGTGCAGCTTGAGATCGTTCAAGCTGATTCATTGCAGCAGCCCGTTCCAGTGAAGGGCCACCGTCAAGTTCACGAAGGGTGGGGGTTGCCCCTAGTCTGGTAAGGGCATTCATCTCTCCAGCACGCTCCAGTGCGCCCAACTCTCCGGCTCTCTCGTACCCTCCAAACTCTCCGAGTCTCCCAAGCCCTTCCATTGCTGCGGCTCTCTCTAGCCCTCCCAACTCTCCAGCACGTTCCATCCCGCCGAACTCTCCAAGCCTCTGTAGCGCATTCATTGCTGAAGCCTGTTCCAGGTCGGGGCCGTAGGTGTCCAGTTCTGAAAACTGCGGGGCTTCACCCACCCTACGCAGAGCTTCCTGCTCTCCGGCTCTCTCGTAAGCGGGGCCACCTAACTCTGATTCAAGGTAGGATGGAGTGCCTCCCAACCTGCTTAATCCACCCAGCTCACCTGCTTTCTCGTATTCAGGAGTATAAGCCACTTCACCAAGCGTGGGAGGAGCAGCAAGCCTTTCAGCAGCAGCAACCTCACCAAACTGTTCCATTGCTGGCCCTTCAGGAACATCTGCTGGCTGATATTCCTGTGCCAACTTTCCGAGTAATTCTCTTGCAGCAAATCCGGTGGGGTCACTGCGCTCAACCAAGTCTCTTGCTTGTTCGGTGAACTCCGGCCCGAACTGCTTCATTTGATCCAGAAGGAACTGTGTTTTTTCCGGTGAAGTTTCCTTCTCAAACTCCCATTGCTTCCGAGCGAGATCGGTGTCACTCATTCCTGTGAAGTCAGCCTGAAGTGCCTCTTCACGCTTTACAGTTTGCCTCTCTCCATCCTCTGAAATCTTGAAGTATTGGTGGGCATCAGTGATTGTGCCATCAGAGTTCTTGTAACCTGTGAGGGACTTGATGGGCTGCTTGACCTCTACAGTTCCTGTAGGGTCTGCTCTCCATTCGCTACGAGACCCTCCCCAATTAGACCCCATCTCCTCGGCAAACTCGCCCCACGGCATCCCTATATATCTCTCATGCATTTGTTGGATGCGGGAGTTATTCTTGTATTGGGGATGAATGGCGAGTGTGCCATCACTCTGAACTTCAAAAACTGCCCCGTAATTATTTTTTGTTATGTTCTTCGGGGCAGAGGAAGCCACCATTGTTTCGGAGTAAACAGGAGTGGCTCCTTGAGGCACACCCAACTTCTCGCGCATATACCCCTGCTTCATTACCTCATCACCAAACTGCATTGCGCGTTGCAGCTCCATCATAGCTCTTGCTGAATCGGTGTTAGCCGCAGAAATCTCCGCAGCAGACGGAGGGGTTGGTGGTGGAGGTGGTGACGATTTACCCATAATATTATCCCTTTATTAATCTTCTCCTTGCGCGTTCCATCGGAACACAAACTATTCTGTCGTTATGCTTTGGTCTTACCCAAGCCATTGTGTCTGCTTGATGCCCCATATCATTAAACATCTTTGTATAAAGCTCCTTCATAACCCCTTCACCTTTAGCCACTGTAGCATCTACGAAGCAAACTTTCCCTCCTGTGTCAGTGTAATCCTTGCGGCAACCGTCCTCATCGTCTACAAGCCGAACAAGGGCTACCCCTGCAATTCTGCCGTCCCGAACTACTGTCCAGTACCTCTTTTTGACGATGAACCACTGCACCCATTTCAACATGAGTGCCTTATCCCACTTACGGCAATGACCAAGATGCCTATGGCAGAAGAGTCCCACCGTTAATGTCATTATATCCAAGGCAGTCATCGTTGTGGGTCAATAGGCTGGCCAAAGGCACTGGTTTGAATGGATTGCAGAGCAAGCCTTCCTCCGTCTGCTGTTACCTTAAACTGCATCTGATCAAACCTACCCTTGGCAATCATGTTGTAACCTTTTCGGATCAGATTGGTGTCTCCGGCCAGTGACAGACTTGAATCCAGTGCGCTCCCTGTTGAAGATAAGTCCTTGTAGTAATTAATCTCTCCTTCCACTGCATCAGTGTGGAGGTTCCCGAAGTTAAACTGTGAAGAGTAACCGATCTTGTCTCCCCACGTTTCCCCGTAGGTGTATGCCCGTGTTGTGATGTAGGATTCGTAGGTGGAATTCCCATCCTTAAAGTCTGCTATGGTCGTGGAGGATTCCGGTGTCGTGTCGTCCCAAGTATAAAGCTCCCCGTTCTGTGTCCCGATATTAAGGGCCAACTTGCCACTGAATGCACTAATAGCGAAGCCCCTCGCCTCCCATCCTGTCCAGAACCCGCACCATGCACCTGCAAGCAGGTTGTAGGTCAACACTGTGTCCGGTGTGGTGGCAGAATCCAGCGGAACAGACAGCATATAACGGTTGCGCCAGTAGGTTGCCGTGCATTTGCTCACCGCAGCTTGATTTATCCTCCCAATGAAATCATTTATATTGCGGCTTATTGGCAGTGAAATATCTGTCTCCGTACCCGCCTGAATGGATTGCAGGGAGCGAACACCGTCACGGGAAAGGAACATAATATCCGCACCGACCTGCTGAACCGTCCCATCAGCCACACATCCTGTCCGGTTGTTGACCAACTTTATGCTCCACTGCGAAACCTCCTGCGTCGGGTCGGCAGTTACCTTGTAAATACTTCTCTCCTTAAAGACGATAAGATCAAAATTCTGCGCTGGCATGAGGGCAGTTATAGGGTCGCGGTCATTACCAATTCGCAGATTATCCCCCGCCAAATCCCACGCATCCCCGTCGAGTATCCCGCTCACATACAATACATCAGAAGGAACAGCCGTATCTGCGCTGGTAGCAAACAGTCTGTTAGTGTGGGAAACGATAAACTTCGGCTTGCTTGGAGTTTGGGAAATACGAACCGTTGCCACGGCATCTGTTCCGCTGGTGGGGGAAGCAATGGCAATGGCAGGAGGGTTGCTCTTGTCATAGCCTGTCCCCTCGTTTGTGATGGTCACGCTGACCACGCTCCCATCGTAACCCAGCACCGCCGTTCCGGTGGCAGTCGTTCCGCTGGAGGGAGCATCTATTGTTACTGTAGGAGCCGAAGTATATCCCGACCCTCCCGCTGTAACCGTAATGCTGGTAATCTTTCCGGCAGTAATAGTCTCGGCAGTAACCGGATCAGTGGAGCCTTCAATGTATCGCAGGTTGCTGGATGCATCTGTGTAGTAAAGTCGGTCATTAAGTTGAGCAAACCGAATCTTTGAGCCAGAAGAGTAGGTTGCTCCGGTCAACATAGTGAAGTCACCCGATTCAGTGACAGCTTTCAGGTAATTGGAACCGTCAGCAACAACTATATACTCCTCGCTCCCTGTGTCAAAGTAGCCAAGTGAAGTGATGGGGGAAATCAAGCCTTCCCAAAGAGAGGATTCCGCTTCCCAATTAACATTAACATCCTCCCACACCAAATAACCCGCTTTTAGACTCGTTCCCCTACGAGTTACCGCATTTCCAAACTCATCAAGGTCAATGTTCTTTCCTTCAGCATAAGCATCGGGAGGAACAAGGTTTGCGCGGGACGCACTCACTTGCCCTCCTACAAAACTGTTGTTCCCGTCGAGAA